ATCTGTAATGGGACGATAAAAACAGCAAGAGGATTAAAAAACTCATATTGGTTAGAATTGGCATGAAATGATGATTTTAAGATCAAGAAAGGGATTTTTTATGTTGAAAAATTGTATGATTCTAACCCAAGAAAGGAGTAAAAAATATGGCAAAGATGACAAAAGAACTCTACGAAAAACTTAGTATAGCAGGAAAAGCACTTTGTGAATATTGCGAAAACGATGAATGCTCATGCTGCCAGGTGACGCGCCTGATGGATGATGCATACATTGAGGCAGTAGAGGAGGGGATTGTAGATGATGCCTAAAAAATACGAAGTTGCTTTTGTAGTGTATGCTGATATTCCGGAAAAGGACTCCAGTATTGGAGATTTGGAATGCAATGGAACACTGAGAAGTTACAACTGCTATTCTTTAAGGGATGCAAGAATGTATTTCACAATTTCTGCTGAAACCCCGGAAGAAGCATACAAAAAAGGGCTTGAAAAAATGCAGTTCGGTGATGCTGATTTTGGAGAAGCGGTGGTGGAAGACTGGTACTTGGAGAACGTTTCTTGCGGCGACAAATACTGGTACAAGGAAGACCTTGCACTCTGATTGCTTTACTTGCAGATTTCAAATTGGACTGCGATACAAGAAGTTTTTTATTAAAAGGAGGATTAGGTCATGAAAAAAATCATTAACGGAAGAAAATATGATACAGAAACGGCAAAAGAAATTGGTTATTGGAGCAATGGATATCCATGTTCTGACTTCAATCATTGCAATGAAACCTTATATCTTAAGAAAACAGGAGAATATTTCCTGTACGGAGAAGGTGGTGCTTTAACTGAATATGCAAGAAGTGTATGTGGCGGAAGCACTGGTGGATCTCGAATTATTCCTATGACTGAAGAAAGCGCAAAGGAATGGGCTATGGAACATCTGGAATGCGATGAGTACGAAGCATTATTTGGAGAGGTAGAAGAATAAAGAGAAAGTGAGGATGAATAATTATGCAAAACGTGTATATTACCAGAGATGGAAAGCAGATTCAGCTTACAGTAGACGAAATTAAATTAGCTTGGGCTGCTTGGGATGCAGAATTGAGAGAGGAGCAGTTGGATATTTACAAAGAAGAAGTAAAACGAACATTGTTGGAATTAAGTAAGGAAAATGACAAACCTGAATATGAAAAGGCTGTGGATAATGACGACATTGTAGATGAAATTGCTAGAGATATTAGAAGAGCCATTGAAAACGGATGTGGTTACGATTGGTGCTTTGATACCAGTAAGTATGGAGGTTTTATGGATAGTTATGCTACTGCGATAGAAGTTTTTGGAGAGGAAGACGACATAGATGAGACTGATTATTGAAGGTAAAACAAATAGAGATGACGTAATGGTAAATACAGCGAAAGTAACATTACCATCTGGAGATGTGTATACGATTGACAGGGATTGTACTGAATACACTATTAGTACAGTAACCGGGTATTTATCAATGACTTGGGATATGTGTTATTTACATATGATTAATGATATTTCGCCATTTGGAAGAAATACCGCTTATCTCTCAAGCGATGATGGATTTCAGGATATTCTTAATGAAGGGACGTTGGAACTTGAACTTGAGGATGATGCTGATCCAGATTATGTTGTTGAAGTTGCTGAATGGAGCTTTTGTTGAAAGGAGTTAAATTATGGGATCAGTATATTCTATACATTCACAGATGAAATTCAAGGATAAGGATAAAGCAATTAAAATACTGCAAGCAAAAATCAGCAGAGGAGAAGAGGAACATACTGATTATGGACTGGATACATATAGAAAATCAGAGAACTTAGATGTTAATGATATTGATGATCTGATTGCTGTGTTTATTGGTGTCGGAAAAATGTTCGATGTTGCTAACGATGATGATGGCTGGACTACTTACTCTAATGGATTTGACGCCACTTATGGGTGGGAATCTGTCATGATGGAAATGTTTGAAGAACTTGCACCAGTGTTAGAAGACGGATCAGACCTTTTCATTAATTGTGATGATGGAGTAGATGTGTTAGTCATTAAGGATGGAAAATGTATTCAAGAGAAATGAGGTGATGAGATGAAGGATATTTTGCTAGAGAAAGTGTTTGAAGCGGAACGATGGGAAGCAGCAATTAATAAAGGTGTATTCAAGGGAATCGATAAAGGCGAGCTGAGACAGCTCTGCAGCCCAGAGACAAGAATAAGATTGGCAATGGCAATTCTGGAAGATAATTATGAAATCGCTCCGCCACACCAGGCATTAATTCCAAAGGACAATGGAGAGTTTCGAACAGTATATGTAAACGAAAATATTGATAGGATCTTTTTATCTATTGTAAATGATTTACTGTTTGAATGGTGTTCAGATATGATTCATCCAGCTTGTAAAAGTTATCAGAAGGGAATCGGCTGCGGCAAAGTCGTACAGGAGATATCTCGTAAACTTCAACCAGATTTACATCAGCATTTAAATGATATTTTAGGATTCAAAGCAGATTTAAGTAAGTACTTTGATTCTGTTCCGATTGAATTTATCGATGACGCATTTGATTGTGTGGAAAGGAGAACTGGAAAATCAAAGGTAATTACAATTTTACGAAAATATTATCATACAGACCTTTGTTTTGATCCAGATGGAAATTTAATTAAACATTACCAGAGTTTAAAGCAAGGATGTGCGGTAGCTTCATTTTTAGCTGATGTAATGTTGCATCATGTTGATCTTAAGCTTTATGAAAAGTCACGCATTAACATGGCTAGTATGTATGTAAGATATTCGGACGATATTTTATATATTGGACATCAATATGAAAATGCCATGAGTATTCTTGAAGAAGAATTAAATAAGATGTCGATGAAATTGAATCCAAAGAAAGTAGAATACCTTACAGGTGATAAATGGTTTAAGTTCCTGGGATTTATGATAAAGGGAAGTCAAATTACATTATCACCAAATCGTGTAAAGCAATTTCAGAAAGAAATTGGAAAACGAAGCATTGGTAACTTAAATTATCATATCGGCGGTAAAATTGCTTTGAAATCTATTAACCGATATCTATACAAAGGAGATGGAACTTATTCTTGGGCAACGCAGGTGCTTCCGATTATCAATGTGGAGAAAGATATTGATACATTGAATGAATTTGTTATGGATTGTATCCGAGCCTGCCAGACAGGTAAAAGAAATATTGGTGGATTAGGGACTGTAACTAATCGAAAAGATTGCACGATTCTTAGAGGAACCGGAAAAAATGTATCTGCCAATAGAAAGAACACAGAAAAAGAAATTGAAGGATATTACAGTATTCGGTGTATGCAGAAAGCTTTGAATATCTGCAGGCCGGTATATGATACGATTGTAAGGGAGATGTAAATATGTATATTGTACCGAAAATTGAAGTAAGGGAAGCGGAAGACATTGCAGATTTCGCTACAACAATGGATTCAGACATGAATCAGTATTTCGAAGAAAAGAAAACGTTGTTAGAAGATATACCAAGAGGTGAGAATCCCGGAACTGCATATTATTCGTTTTATCCAGCGGTAATAAATCCTAAGCTGTTTTATGCGTATATTTTAGCAATTAAGTATTTTCAAGATGGTACATGTCGATGGAAATTATGTTTAACATCTAGGGAAAATGAAGAGTGCCATATGACATTAGGAATTATGAGAGGAACTGAAGAAGAAGCGAAAAAACGACTTGCAATGATTCTTTCTTCTGGAAGCATTAAATGAGGTGATTATATGAGTGAACATTTATTTTTATATAGAATTAAAGATTCTGATGATCGTGATTGCTGTGCATATATTGATGCAGCCGGTCCAAAATTTGAATGCAATCACTATTTCAGCTCAATTAGATTATGTGGAAGTTGTTATTCTGGTGGGAAGTTTCCTGAGTATGAAGAAATTGAAACAATTCTCACAAAAGATGAATATGAAGAAATTATTTCATTCAATATATTTATCAAAGCACTTGATTATGGAATCACGAAGGGTGATAACCGATATAAAGCAGGTATTAAACTTATTGATTCTATCAAGCATATCTATGACAAATTAAATTCTGATGAGGCGCTTGCCTTCTTTGAAAAAATTCAGAAAAGCGAAATGAAATATCTGAAAAAAGAGTACAATTTATCAGATCGTAATATCGAAGAGATACTTAATGAATATACAGAAGATTTTAGAGATCGCAGTATTGTAAGCTATATATACGATAATAGTGAAGAAGCTGGACGCGAAGAAGCTTGTCAGTTAGGATATGTCAAAGATGATGATTCAATTTCTTCTAAATATTTTGACTATGAGAAATTTGGAGAAGACTTAGTTGAGGATGATGAATACTTTATGGAATTATGTGATGGAAGAGTTGTAAGGTTGAGTTATTAAAATTTAATTAAACAAAATGGAGGTGATTTTATGTTGATTTTAACGACAAAATTAAAAAACGCAATTAACAAAAAGAAACCTGGTATGGAGTTTTCATTGCATCAAATTTCTGTAAATGGGAATAAGCGTGGTACCAGTGGATGGATTAGGAATCCAGAAAATAATTCAGTAGTATATGTCAATACAGAAGGAATTAAATGGAACGGTCGACCTAGACAATATATGTACAGGTATGCTGACGATATGAAAGATACTCATGGTTATCATAATAGATGGGCTACCTCATTAGAGGAATTAGTAAATGGAATTACAGAATTACTTTTGTTTCCGGTAAGCGAAGTAAAAGATTGTCGAATATAAAAGAGAGGATGTGGGATTATGCCAGAGCCAGAGAAAAAATTAATTGAAGTTACCGTAGAAAAACGACTTAGAGTATGCAAAGAGATTGAGGCTACAGAAGAAGAAATTGAATTTCTTAGACGAGGAGAAAATCCTTTTGAAAGTGAATTTAGTGACGAGGAGATGGAGCATGGCGATATTGAATGGGATTTTGCAGCTGCTGATGAGTACGGTAGAACAATTGTAGGTTGGGATTAATTAATCAAATAGATAAAAGCGAGGAAAGCGAATATGAATAGCGAATTAATAGTAAAAGATGTGGAATTTCATGGAGATATATTAAGAGCAGCACAGGATCCGGACGGAAAAGTTTGGGTTGGTGTTCGATGGGTGTGCCAGGGGATGGGATTTGATAATGAGCGCATGAAGAATGAGCGAAAGAAAATTCAAAGAGATATTGTATTAAATGAAGGGGTAAAATTTTACCCCTTGGGATCTGGCAATTCTGACACGCAAGTTTTATGCCTTGATCTTGACTATATACCTTTATGGCTAGCAAAAATTGCTATTACACCAACAATGCAGAGAGAAAATCCTGTATTGGTGAAGAAACTGATTGATTATCAGTTAAAAGCGAAAGATGTTTTAGCAGCTGCATTCTTAGGAAACAAGAAAACAACAGAAGATATTATCCCGGTATATAAACCACAGGGAAATATGATTCAACTGCAATTTCCTGATATTCAGATGCCTACAATTCCGGATTATTCAAATCGACTCGACGAAATTAATAACAAGATTGATAAATTATATGCTGAAATGGGAAAGTTTGCAACAGTAATAATGAATAAGAATGCTGATCCAGTTAAATTAAACAATGCAATACCTGTTAAAAAAGAAGATAAAAAGAAAGCTTTATCGCCAATAGAACAGGAATATTACGATTGGAAGAAAAGAACGAATGAATTTGTCGATAAGCTTTCAGAAAGTTCTAAATTTACTGATCGAAATAGTGTTTTAAAATATTTATATGATTATATAAATAAAACATATGGAATTGTATGGGACCAGGAGAAGAGAGAGTACAGAAGAAGACATTCCAATATTTCTAAAGTTTCTACATTTGATGTTATTTATGAAGATGAACAATTGCGTTCAATTTTCGATTGTACTCTGGCAGATATGGCTGAAAAGTATAAAAATACATGCAAAATAGATTTAATTATGCAGCCTCTGATAAAAAAGATAAATGATGAAAGCGCAAATTACACTATAAGTTATCGAAAGGTATATGCAATGCTTAGAAAAACAGATCCTAATATTAATTGGGTAAATCTGAAAAAGAGATATGTTTCTAAACATGGAAGTGCTGGGTATAGTAGAAAAAAGGTCGTTGATAGCAATCCAGAGTGACGTGCGAAATTTGAAAAAGCAGTTAACCTTGTATTAATGGAGGAGGATAAAAAACATGAAGGTGGAAGAAAATAACATTCAAACATTTTGCGGAAAAGATCTCTTTAAATGGGAAAGCTGGGATGAGTTAGATGCCGGGACATTACAGTTCTACGGAGTGGAATTCTGCATTGATTATTTGAAAAAATATAATGGAATGTGTGTGGTTTTAAGTATTGAAGGACAGCTTGATATATTTTCAGCAGATGAATCTGGGAATGATGTGCAAGAATGGTCCGGATTTGTAACAAAGATTCCAGGATTTTTAGCAGGCGAAAAAGTTTACAGAGTAGTTCATGAATATGACGATGAATTTAGATTTAATGTAACAGAAACAATAGCTATTTGTACAACAGAACAGAAGGCCGATGAAATTGTCGAAGAGAATAAAAAAGATGGGCTTGATGAAAACGAAAGTTATTGGAGTTTGGTTGAAGAATTGGAGGGATAAAGGTATGCCGGATAATATTTGGTTGTATGGGTTTGATGGATTCAACGGTCTGAAGACAGTTGGTTTTGTTGTGGCTAATACGGATACAGAAGCCGAACATAAGGTTTGGCAAATGTATAATGATTTCGGAACAGATAAATATGATTTGTATGATCTGGTTGTATGGCAACCGAAAAATGATGAAAATTATAGGGAAGATTATCCTGATGTAATGGAAATAGTTTATTAGGAAAGGGATTAATAATATGAAAATTATAGATAAAAGAAC